CTGACCCCCATAGCCTTTAAGGCTTCCAAGGTTTCAGCGAGTCCGTCGATTTTTTCCATTATTGCGTTAATTCGGTTTGTAGTTTCAAATATAGATTGCGCTGAAGGTTTGCAATGTTAACAATGTTATGCGCTCCATTGTCATCAACCACCCTGTGCTTAACGCCTACGGCTGAATTAAAACGGATTGTATACATCACAATTTGCTTATGCTCGCGCCTGTCCGCGTTTACATTCTCCGCGCCACTTTCCTGCTCAACACGCTGCGCCCAGGCGGTGGCGTATTCCGTCCAAGTTTGCAGCTTCTCGCCTGTGTTTGTATCTATGGTTTCGGTGTAACTTTGCAGGCTCACCAAAACATCCATTAACCCCGCATTCATTAGATCATGATTTGGATTTTGTACGGATCGAGTAGGTAATGAAAGCCGAAATTCATATCACTGTTAATACTGCCGGCAATGATAGCCTGCCTATTATCGTAATACTGAGCAACCAACAAAAGCGCCGCGTGCTTAATTGTTGCGGGTAAAATTGTATCAGGATCTACAGATGAAGTGCCAACAGGATTAAAGCCCTCAGAGATTTCAACAATGTACTTAATTACATCATCCGTTATAGATGATGGCGTATTTTCAAAAAAGATATTTCTGCTATACCCGCCCATCGGATCAGGTGAAGCCAACCAATCGGCAGAATCAAAAGCAACAACTGCCTGCGAGTCGTTCACATAGCTCACGGAGTTAATAGCCAAACAGCGCGTGTTTAAGCGCAGATAATTGCCCGAAGGTATATTGAGACCATTCACGGGATTCACGAGCGCAGGCTGGCCTGTAAATGAGTCAAACCCATACTTTGCCGTCCCTTTGCGAATAGAGTAGCCCAAATAATTACTGCAGGCATCAATTGCCATAGAGATAAGCCCCGAAATGTAAGTATCATCTGAGGAACTTGTAACCCTTAAATGGGTTTTTGCATCTGCCAAACTTAAGTAGTCTGTGGCGGCATTTGCGAAGGCGATATATCTACGGCTAACAAACATTATTCTGCGTCTAGTTCGGTTTCTGGATTCACTGGCTTTGCCTTTTTACCAGGCTTGGCTGGCGTCAATACTGCAATCTCTTCAGCAACGCCCGCCTCAATTAAGAGCATGGCCTGCTTAGTTTCCATTATTACTTCTTCACCTACGTTGTAACTTAAATTAAATTGCCCTGTAGGGTTTGCTGTAAATCTCACTTTCATATTGGCCCAGGGGCGATGCAGTCAAGATCACCCCCGGCACTTGGAACTTTTACGCCCCCAAGCGGGCAGATTATTAGGCTACGATGTCCTTACAAACTGCGAAGGCAGTAGGCTGCAACAAGTTTACATCCATGTAAGAGTTAAGGATAACGTTGGTCAAACCAGCAGTAGCTCCGCTGAAAGGATCTACCACTAATTCCATGCCACCACCCCATGAAGCCAAAGCGAGCTTGGAGAAGTCACCGAAAATCATGGCAGACAAAGTTGAGCTAGTACCCTTAGACAAGTTAGAAGGAACCAAAGTAGAAGTAGCTACATTGTAACCGTTCAACTCGGCGCCACCGCTAGCCCAAATGAAGTTACCTTCTACACCAGAAGCTTGGCGTGGGATAGTTTGCAAAGCGGCTTTTACTTTAGGGTTGGTCAAGTAAGCAACACCCTCGCCGTTTGCGTTTTCTACAGCCTTCATCAAGTTAACAACGTCGGCCCATACTGGAGCGATACCGTTAGCGTTTGTGCTGTTAGAAGATGCACCACCTGCGAAAGTTACGTTTACGTTGCTATTGGCAATGATACCAGTAGGCTCGTTAGATCCACCACCTTTGATAGCAGCAGTTTCCAAAGATTGAGCCATTGCATTCAAGAGCCAGTTACGCACGTAAGCGTCGATTGAGTTGCTAGATTGCAACATCAACTGGTTTGAAACCTGAATGTAAGCGGCCAAACGCTTAGGGCTGAAAGTGATTTTGCTGAAAGCAGGGCTCTTTTCAGAAGCTGAACCGTTTTCAGTGTTCCAACCTGCAGAAGGCACAGTTGAAGCAGTTGGCATATCCAAGTTACCAACCAATCCAGACAACTGCTGTACACCCAAACCGCGCAATACGGTGCGAGGCAACAATACATCAATGATAGAACCAACAGAAGTTTGAACGTTTACACCACCCTCAGAACCAGAAGTTCCGCCAGTAGCAGTCATATCACGTTTGAAAACCTCAGAAGGGATTTTTACAGAGTGAGCGCTTACGCTTACACCAGAACGCTGGAACTCTTCAGCACCGATTTGAGAAAATTCACCTTCAACACCTTCGCGGCGTCCAGTGGTAGCCAAATTGATTGCACGCTTAAAGCTGTAATCTTTAGCCATGTTTTCTTTTTCTTTTTCCTCACCACGGCTTGCAGAATGGCCAGCAGCTTGAGCAGCCAAGTTTTGCAACTTTTCCAAGGTTTCAACCTCAGCCTTGATCGCGCCCAAACGAGCCTCGATTTCGCTTAAGCGATTGGTTTCAGAATCAGCCATAGAACGGGCTTCTTTTTCGATCACAGTTTGCAGAGTAGACAACTCGCCCAACAGGCGGCCGCGCTCTTCTTTCAATGCTTTAATTTTATTCATGATTTTGTTTTTTTGTTTACAGGTTTTTGTATCTTAATAAAGCCAATTTAATTACATCGGCAGAGGCTTGGCTTCTTTTGGCCTCTTCAATTTCTTGCTCCTGATCACGCATAGCAACAATGCTGCGAGCGTCGGCTTCAGTATCGGCGTAAGCGGGATAAGTTACAGGGCTAACATCATACAAATCCTCAATTACTTTGATTGTGCGCTTGCCCATAGATCCGTACTTTTCCGACTCGCTCCACATTTGTTCTTTGATCGTGAAGGCAAATGAGCTTTGCGTGATATCGCCGCGCATGATAGAACGAACTACCGACATATGGGTAGGGTTCTCATAATCTGGAACCCAAGTATATTCAAGATTGCCGTCGCCATTTACAAAAACTTTACAGGTGTTTGCTTTTGTGCGGCCCAAAATTAACTCGGCTTCGTGGTTGAACAAACAACGAATGTCGTAATCTTTAGACAAAGCATTGTCAAACGCTCCCGGCAAAATAACCTCCTCAAAATATCCGAGATCCGTAGCGGAATTAATGACAGCAGCAATGCCGCCAATTTCTTTTGGCATGCCTTCGCCTTCTGACCTGGTGTGGACGGTGCCCGTAAATGTGCGCCTTTCTTGTTTCATTAGATTACTTCTGTATTATTGGTTCCCTCTGGGTTATTGTTTTTGTCGGCGGTGCTCATTAGTTGTGCAATTTTGGCGTCCATGTATTCATCGATTTTGCTGGACGGCATCAAATTGGATTCAATCAAATACTCATCGCCTCCATTAAATCCGTTTGCATCTTCAAACATGCGGGCCTCATTACGTGAAAGCCAACCGCCGCGAATGCCTTTATTGTAATAATCAGCGCGCTCATTGGCGGAGGCTCTCAACAGCGAATTAAAGTTAAATTTAAAGTAATAAGTTAACTTGTCATTTTCTGTTAACAGCTTGCGGGCCATTTCCTGCTCGATGTTAATCGCATAGGATGCCAAAGTACGTGCGTAAAAATCTTGATATTCCTGTTCAACGCTGGATTTGATGCCATCCTTTGCGCCAATCATGGAAGCGGGCACCCCAAAAATACGGGCGATTTCCTCAGCCGAAAATTTGCGGGTTTCCAAATACTGCGCCTCTTCTGGGCTCAGACTCAACTTTTCCATCTTGATGCCATTGGGTAGCACAGTGCTGCGGCTTGCCCCATCAATTACGTCATCCAAAGATTTCTTTAACGGTACTGCCTGCTCGGGTTTAATCTGCGCATCCGATGTTAACAAAAATTTCAATACTCCATTTTTGTAGACTCCAGCGCTCTGGCTAATTGCTGCCAAATCAATGCCCAAGGTTTCGGCGTGCACCACGATGGGCGATAAACCCACCAACGGATCATCACCACATAGGCCCTTAAAATGCAACATGTCGGCCGCTGGGATCATGCCCGGGAATCCTTTTCGATTCACTTTGTAGAACAGTTGCCCGTCCTGCATGATTGGCTGAACGTAATCAGGTGCGATCGGGTGCAACTCAATACCCAAATATCTGCTATCGCGATTGATAAAAGCGTAGGCGTTCCCCTTTAGCGCCAAGTGGCTCACCATGTATTTGGTGAAATCGTATTTTGTCTGATAGGGATTTGGTTCGTTTACCAATGCCGTAGCGTAATGGATTACAACCTGCTCGCGATTGGTGCCGTCGTCTTTATAAAGTTTTAAAGATAGCCCCGCAATACCGTCTGCAATAACTCTAACGCACGCGTGCACCGACGCAAT